TAATGCCAATGATGTATGACTATCGCATAGATGATGATTATGTCGGACCAGACTGCTGGTTAATCCCTATTCGTAATTGGGTTCCACAGCGTGGAAAACTAACTATGCAGGACTCGGATTATTGTCACGTAGAAAATTACGTATCTGTTAGATGGCTAGAATCTAAACTTAAAACTAAAAATGGCGATTGGAACCGAACTGAACTTAAAAAAATCATTGATTCAGCTAAAGAAGGTTCTAAAATGCAAAAAGAATCTCGTGATGAATCTTTTGTAGAAGAAGATAGAAACCAAGACAGTTCAAAAAGCAAAGGCAAAGCTTCACAAGTTAAAGTAGTTACTCGCTATGAAGCTGGAGAAGATGGACACTGGGTAATGTTTTGCCCAGATTATGATGACGCAGTAATACGAGATATACCAAATCCACATAAAAACGGTAAAATACCTATTGTTTTGAAGTATTGCTTCCCTCTAGTGGACTCAATATACGGTTTAGGCGACTTTGAACGTGGCAAAACCCTTCAATATGCAATGGATTCATTGATTAATTTGTATTTAGATGGTGTAAAAATGTCTATCTTCCCACCTATAGTAACTAATCCTAATGGAATTGTAGCATCTAGCGTTAAATACAGTCCAGGAGCACGTTGGTTAGAGAACATCCCTAACTCAATCCGACCATATAACACTAACCCACAAGGGCTTTCTACTTTCCAATCCACCTATCAGTTCCTAATTGGCTCAATTCTAAACCAGAATGGCACTACTGATACTGCTGCAAGTGCTGATTCTAGTTCTGACCCAGGCTTTGGCAAGACTCCACAGGCTTTAAAACTGCTACAAGCCCGTGAAAACACTCGTGATAACTGGGACAGATTCATGATGGAGCAGTCAGTTGAAGAACTATATGATGGATTTGTTAATTTAGTATCTCAAAAACAACCAAAGCCAATTAATTTGGATTTATTTGATGATGAAATAGATTTAATTAAAGGTGTTTATCCAGATGTAGAAGATATTTTAAGAGAATCAGAATCTGGCAGTTATGCATTATTAACAGTTTCTAAAAATGAAATAGGAAACACTAATTATAAGTATTATATTGATGCAAACTCTACTAATCGCAAAGATGATGCAGCTCAATCTGAAGCATTAACTAATTTATTGCTAGTTGTATCTAAAATACCAGGATTAAGTCAAGAACTTGCTAAAAGTGGACTCAAATACAATGTTGGAGAACATATTAAACGTATTTTTGCCAGCTCAGGCGTAGAAGGCTATGACAAAATTGTAACAAGTATGACACAAGAGGATATGATGCAAGAAGAAATGAATTCACAAGGCAATATGAATCAACCCACACAGACCGCAGGAGGTCCAGGAGGAGAAGTTACCCCACCAGCAATGGCTGAACCTCAATCACAGCAACAAATGGCTCAGATGGCTCCACAGCAGCCACAAATGCCACAAACAAGTGCTGTCCCTATGCCACAAATAACAGACCCAGATATACAAGCAATAGCTAATGAAATGTTTGGAGGACAACTATGAATACAGATGCAATAACCGAAGGTTTAGAAGTAACAATTTCAGAAACACCTGAGCAAGAAGAAGCTACTGTAAAAGATAAACAAATAGCTAATCTTATTGACCACCCAGGTTGGTTACAAATTCAGGCATTAATGCAAGATAGAATTGATTATTATAAAAAAATGTCTGGGTTAGATACTTCTAAACTTACTCTAGAAGAAATTGGACAAAAATTCATTGTTTCAAATCTTGTGGCTGATGAACTTGCACAAGTTCTTAACGTAGTACAAAGTACAGCTTCTGAGATTAACAATGGAAAACGAAAATAACGAAATCACACCAGAAACTCTAGAAGTTTCTAATGACCAAATAGAAAAAATGTGGCAAGATGCAAAAGCATCAATGCAAGGTCATAGTTGGATTCAGCGTGGAACAGAAATTATATGTGAATCTTGTCCATTTAAACATGGATTTTATGTAGAGCCAGAAAAACGCTTAGTTGGAATAGACGAAAATGGTAATCCTATTATTGACAAAATTTTTTAATGACTGAATAATATAAGTAGAAGAAGATTCGCTATCTTCTGCAACGGTGTCGCCAAGAACCGAGCAAATGCTAAACGTGGGCTGATATTAAACAGGGAGAAGCTATGGAAGATGAAACCATACAACCAGTAGACGAAACTACTGAGACCGCCCCCAGTCTAGAACAAACGGACTCTACAGTTGAGACACAATCTGAAGAATCTGAAGTTGTTAGTGACGTTACAGCGGAGGGTGAGTCAGAAGCAACAATAACTAAAGAGGAAGGCAAACGTTCACCACGTCAGGAAAAACGATTTGCGCAAATGTCAAATAAAATTCGTGAGTTGTCTGAGCAAACTCAACAACCCGTGAACTTTTACAATCAACAACCTCAAGTACCAAATACGGACATTCCGTATGATACTGAGTTAACTGTTGAACAATATCAACAGCAAGTAGCTAGACAAGCAGAAATGATTGCTGATTTAAAACTTCAGCAATTTGAGCAAAAACAACTAGCTAAAGAACGTGCAGATAATTTTGAACGTGATGTTGACAATATAGAAAGAAAATATCCAGAACTTAATGCCGATGGGAATCAATATGACCCTGCATTGAGCAATAAAATTGCATCAATGTACGAAAAACTCAGTAATAAGAATCCTGATATAAGACTGAAAGATATTGTTGAAGACGTAATGGATGTAGCCACAAGGCAATCTAATCGTTCTGATGCTAAAGTTAAAGCATCTGTGGCTCAAGCTGCTGCTGAAACCACATTAAAACCAGATACTACATCTAAAGATACCGATAAAAAAGATTTTTCTAGTTTGTCATTAGACGAAATGGAACAACAACTCGGATATTCTGATTAGTATCACTAATTTTAGGAGATAATTATGGCAACTCAAGTTTCCACAGCTTCTGGTCTATCTCCCGAAATTGCACAATACTACGAGAGAGTTTTTCTAGCTCGTGCTATGAAACGTCTTATCCACGAGCAGGGTGCTCAGAAAAAGACTATACCTGCAGGAGAAGGCAAGCAAATTAACTTTACTCGCTACACTCCTCTAGCTATCGTTACTGCACTAAGTGCTGAAGCTAGCTTGCTAACAGAAGTAGACCTAACCGCTTCTACTGTTTCAGCTACTTTGGTAGAGTATGGTAACTGGGCTAAGATTGGTAAATTCTTAAGTGCAGTTTCAATAGACAGAAACAACAAAGAAAAAATTGAAGTATTCGGACAGAATATGGGTGAAAGCCTTGATACTGCAGTTCGCACCGAATTGCTAAATGGTACTACTCAGCTTGCTGCTGGTAGAGCTAATATCACTGCTATTACTACTGCTGATGTTCTAAATACTTCTGAAATTAAGAAAGCAGTTCGTACGCTTGAAGGTAATTCTGCACAGCGTTACGATGACGGTTTCTACCTAGGTAAGATTCAACCTTACACTTGGTATGACCTAGTAGGTGATTCTACTTGGGTTAATGCTAAGACTTACAGTGATGTACGTGACCTTTACATGGGTGAAGTAGGTGAACTATTTGGTGTTAGATTTATGCTAACCAACAATGGTCACTCTGTATCTTCTACCGTAAATGTTTACAGTAACTTTATTCACGGTAAAGATTCGTTCGGCTGTATGGACCTAGCCACTGATTCTCCAAAGCTATACATTAAGACTCCTGGAGCACAAAGCACCGATAACCCTGCTGATAGATACTCAACTATCGCTTGGGCTGGTAGCTATGTCTGCAAAGTCTTGAACAGCAACTGGATTATCAACATTAAAACTGGCGCTACTGGTTAATAACCATTAGCCTATACACACTAGCCCTTTTCGGAGGGCTTTTGTGTTATAATGCACTTATGGACAGAAAACACGATATAGAACTTATAACTAAAGAGTTAAATAATCCTAAAATAACAAATGCTCAAAGAAGTAAATTAAAAGAGCAATTAAATCGTATTCAATTTGAATCTTATAAAGTAAAATCAATGAGAGAAGCATTAATTAAAGCTCACCGAGAAGGAAATCAAGAGGAAATAAATGACATCCGAGACTTCGTCAGCCGAAGAAACGACTACCAGTCCTAGTCCATTTAGGTCAGCAACGGATGTACAGGATATTGTTTCAGATACTACAAAATTACCAGAAACCAATTCTCAACAACCAATCATTGGAAGCGAAAAAGCAGATGGTGCTTTTGTAGGATATGAATTTGATAATGGAGTGCCTTTTATAATTGATTACTTTGGAGTTAGTGAAACTTATCAAGCTGACCCAGCAATGTATGATGAAGCCGAAGAAATTACTCAATATCTTCAAGATTTAGTTACTACAGGGCAAATTGATAATTCAATTACAGCAGTCAAAGCAAAATTAAAACAGCTTGAGCAATTATCAGGAATAGAGGAATCTGATAGAATAAATATGAAATTAACTAAATTAGTAGAATATGCTAAATTTGAAAATAAAATTAATCAAGCTAAACGCAGCGCAATAAAATGGAGTAGATAATGGCAATTCCAGACAGACAATCAAAACCAGATATTTATAGGTCAGAACAAAATGTTCAAAATTGGAGTTTTGACGAAGTTTATAAGGTTTTAGCTACTATCCCTGTCATTGAGTATAATAATGCGTTATACAGGCTCCAGGGCAATTCAGACGGCACATTAGCAGTAGGTGCTAAAGATGCTATTGAGAGGTATGATTATTCAAGTGCCACAACTATCTATGTAGGCAGTGCAGCACCAGGAACATCGGCATCAACAGCATCCTGGACAATTTATAAATACGATTTATCTAGTTCATCAGATGCTAGTGCATTAAAAGCCACTAATATTGCTTGGTCTAATCGTGCTTCTGGGAGTTATGCATAATGGGATTTCAATTAGTAAAATTAATAGACCCTCCAGTAAGTATCACTACTAATCTTAACCCAATGGGTGCATATAGTAACTCAACTGCTTATTCAGTAGGAGATGTAGTTACCTATAATGGATTGAGTTATTTAGCTCGTACATCAACAACTGGAAATGTGCCTACAAATACTACTTATTGGCAATTAATTTATGATGACGAAACACGTTATACTATTTGTCATAATGCAACTGGTGCAACTATTAGAAAAGGTACAATAGTTTATCTTTCTGGTGCAACAGGTTCCAATCCCAATATTGTCAAAGCAAGAGCTAATAATGATGCTAACTCAGCTAGGACATTCGGTGTAGCATTTGAAGACATCGCTAATAATTCAACAGGAAAAGTTTTAAGTTCTGGTGAAATTGATACATTAGATACACGCACAACAGCAACATATCCTTTTACAAATGATACTTTAGCAGCAGGTGACATATTATATCTTGACCCAACTACAGCAGGTTATGTTACCAATGTAAAAACAGTAGCCCCTAATCATTTAGTATATGTGGGGTTTGTTGTTGAAACATCACCTACTCAGGGAAAGATAGTTTATCGTATTCAAAATGGATATGAATTAGATGAAATACATGACGTTTTAATTTCTTCTCCAGCTAATAATGAAGTTTTGACTTACGAAAGTTCTACAAGTTTATGGAAAAATAAAAACGTAGCAAGTTTATCTGGAATAACAAGAACAGTAGTAACTACTACTGGCAATACGACAGCTGGAGCTTCTACAAACACAGATTATGTATATTTAATTAATGGTGCTCACACATTAACTTTACCTACTGCTGTTTCAAATACTAATAGATATACAGTAAAAAATAATCACACAGCTAACGTTACAATTGATACTACG